GGGCGTAATCAACGGGATTACAACCGCCGTTAAGGAGCAAACATGTACGGAAGTAAGAAAGCTGGTCGCAAGACTCGTCGCTGATTCCCCGTAAGGGATTAGGGTATGGCTGCTTCCCCTAGAAGTAAGTGGCCCCTTTGAACCAAGGAGCGCATCATGCGTAAAGGTCGTAAAGGTCGTAAAGGCCGTAAGTAATCCGTAAGGATTTGTCTTTCGGGGCTGACATAAAATGCCCCGACCTATTGCAAAAAAGTTTGTTATCGCTTACAAACTTGCACCAAGGAGTTTAGATGAGTGTTCCGGCAGACAAATTGATGGAGTTGATGAAGGGTGCTAGGTCGGCAGGCGCTCCTGCTCCCATGCCCCGCATGGCTCCGGGTGCTTCGCCAGAAATGCCAGCCCCAATGACAGATGTGGAAACTCCTCCCATCGCCGCTCCAATGTCTACCCCCGAACCCAAGATGGGTAGTCGAGAGGCTGCACTAATCAACATTGGTATGGCTATGGACTTGCTAGAGCAGTCAATTCCTGCTCTCGGCCCTGAATCTGAAGAAGCACGTAAGACGCTAGATGCTATTCGCAATCTGACTGGCGTTCTCGGCCCCCGCAAAGGTCAAACCAACGAACTTCAGCAAGCTGAAATTCTTCAGATGCTGCAATCGCTCCCTCAAGCTGGTGGCGCAACGCCTGAAGGAAAAGCTCTAGCACAAGCGCCCATCCCTGGTATGCCGCCTGCCGGTGGTATGCCACCACCACCCCCTATGTAAAAAGGAGTCCATCATGGATTTGTTCAAACCCCGTGGCGCTGCCTCTCCCCGCCGCCCCACTGACAACAACCAACAAAACGGTGTTATCACCAACACCCCACGTTTTTCTGAACTTGGCGGTCTGTCTTCTCCCAACAAAGTTGGCAAGAGTGGCATGGCTGTGAAAAAGCCGGGTGACGGGAAAAAAGTTATTTAACGTATAAAGAGGGTAACAAATGTCTCTAGAAAATCTTTCTCCAGAAGCTCGGGATGAGCTTGCGGCACTGGCTCAGCGACTTGCTGACAACCCAGAGACTCGCAAAGACTTCTTGCGTATGACCAAGAAAGTCAATCCCGATTTGCCAATTCCTGAACTTGAAATTGATGACAGAACCACTTCTGCCCTCAGTGAGATGCGTAAGGAAAATGACGTTATTCGTGCAAAACTCCAAGCTAAAGAAGCTCAGGAGATGCTCGACAAACGGCGGCAGTCTTTGGTCAAGAAAGGTCTAGTAGATAATGAAGACGAAATTGATGCCGTGGAGAAACTCATGTTAGAGAAAAAAATCGCTGACCATGAGACTGCGGCACAGTATCACCAGTGGATGAAACAGGCAGCAGTTCCTACTCCTTCCGGCTACCAACCTTCAGCAGTCAAATCTTTTGACCTGAACAAGTTCTGGAAGAATCCGGCAAATGCGGCCCGTGAAGAAGCTGTGAAAGCGCTCAATGATGTTCGCAAACCTATGCGACCCATTGGATTGTAAAAGAGGGTATTTTTTTCTAGGAGAGAACCATGCCTATTGGTGGCGGTATTCTTCCGGCAACAGGTAGTTCGCAGTTCACCGAACTGACTTATGTCACTCGGCGTGCGTTCATTCCTAAGCTGGTTGTCCAACTTTATAACTCTACGCCCTTGATGGCGGCACTGATTGCTAACAGTCAGCAAGCCTCTGGTGGTGTGTCGTCCGTAACTGTGCCCGTTCAGGGCGCTCAGTTCGTGAACGCTCAATGGTCTGACTACAGCGGCTCGTTCGCTCAACCGTCAGTCCAGCAAGGCGCTTACAACGCTGAGTTTGACCTCAAGCTGATGATTTCTCCCGTTCCGTTCCTCGGGATGGAGGGAGCAGTTCAGCAAGACGCAGCAATCATTCCTCTGATTGAGGCTCGCATGAATGATGCGACCAACGTCATGATGGATGCTATGGCGACTGCGCTGTACAACAACACGACCAACACTCAGCAGTTTATCGGTCTTCCTGCTGCCGTTAGCGCTTCTGGCACTTATGGCAACATTGACCGCTCGACCTATAGCTGGTGGCAGTCAAAAGCCTATGACGCTGGTTCTAAGAACCCAACCCGTCAGAACATCTTGCAATACATCTCCGGCACTGTGAAAAACGGCGCTGAGATGCCTTCGTTTGGTGTCTGCGGTTTTGGCACTTGGACTCTGCTGGCTCAAGACTTTGTTGGTCAAGAGCAGTACGTCATCACTCCCGGCTCGGGATTTGATGGCGACCCGAATGGCCCCCAGGCTGCATTCCGCGCCCTGATGGTTGCTGGCGTTCCGATCTACCCCGATCCGTATTGCCCAGAAGGGAAAGTGTACTTCCTGAACACCAACTACCTCTCGCTCTATATTCATGAGCAGGGTTCGTTTGTGTTCACGGGTTTTGAGTCCACCCTTCCGAACTGGCAGATCGGTTATGTCGGCGCAGTTCTGATGATTGCAGAACTCGTCAACGTCAAGCCGAAAGCTATGACTGTGGTCAGCAACTACAACTACCTCTCGCTGTAAGGAGTAGAAGATGTCACTGTCCACAAACAAAATCATCCTGGCAAATGCCACCACCAACACTGCTGGTGCGTATTTCCTGACTACCACCGTTACTGCTGTCAGTACCGGCAACGGCACAGTCATCCCTGCTGGCGTTTACCTGATGTTCCCGCAAGCGAACACCAGCGTGATTGCCAACAATGGCTCTGCTAATGCCACTCTGGTTGCTGCTAACACTGGTGGCGTCATCATCTCTGATGGTGTGAACGTCTTCGCCAAGACCACTGCGTCTAGCGATACCGTGACCTTGCTGGCTACCAATGGTGGCTTGAATGTGTCCGGCACGTACAACACCTGATAGGAGTCTGCAATGCAAGCGAACCATGTAAGTTCAGACTACCCAGACCAATTTGGCAACTACGCTATTGCATCGGGCCAAGCCGTTAGTGTTGGCACGGCTGGTAACGCTGCTGCCACTTTGGGAACCACGGGCACTAGCTTCATTGTTCGCCGCATTACCGTTGCAAACGCAAACAAGAGCATTGCTACTGCTAACGTATCCATCCTGACCTCCAGTGATGGAAACGCATCTAACGCAGTGGCAAGCGCAACCTTGTTGTCCAACGTGAGCAGCACTTCGACTTATCAAGACTTGACTCTAGCATCAGGTACAACCATCACGGTGTACTCTGCTGGCGCTCTGTTCGTGAAAGTCAATACTGCTGTCAGTGGTGGCACTTGTGATGTCACGGTTTACGGCGACATTGTGAACCTATGAGTGAGACTGTCTTCGTTACCAATAGAAGCGACAAGCCTCTTGTTGTGACTTACAACTACAAGCAGATAGAGTTTCCTATCGGCAAACCAGTTGAAATCACGACAGTGGCAGCAGGCTTCATTTTTGGTCACGGTCAGACAGACAAAGAGCCGCACCTAGCCCGATTGGGTTGGGTGCAGCTTCACTCCGAACTCGATCAAGGATTGGAGCGATTGTCAAAGTTTCTTATCTCTGACAATCCTCTTATTGAAGAAGACCGCTCGTTACCCTCGGCGGTTGGTGTAGTACCCCTCCACGTTGAAAAACGTGGCGGGGGAGCCACTCGCCAGCGGGTTGCGTAAAAAAATGGAACGTAGATGGCTACTCTTGCTTCCTACCTTACGGAAGTCCGTAGGCTCTTGCATGATGCCAACGGTGTCTTCTGGTCAGATTCTGAACTGACAGATGACATCAATTCGGCACGAGAGCGAACGGTAAGAGATACAGGCTGTCTACGTAATCTTCAAATCACATCAACTCCCCTGTCTTCTACGGGGGTTGCTGCTACTGCGTGGACGGCAGGCGCTACTGTTTCTACAGGGTCGTTTGTCTTCAACAACATTTTTATTTACCAAGTCACCACAGGCGGTGTCCTTGGTTCTACTGTCCCAATCTGGCCTACAGGCACTCAGCCTTACCCTCCATCTACTCCCTTCACAGATGGTACGGCTA